ATACTACTAAATATATTTGTAAGTTTAAACTTATCAAAGCTTGATATTCTACAAGGACTCTATATAATAGTAATTATAGAACTTAAACAAATGGAGCAAAAAATGGTAATAGGCGGAACAAAAGAACAAAACGAAAAAGCTCAAAAAACTATAGACATGTTAATGAGTTTTTCAATAAAAAAACTTGAAGACTATTATAAAAAATATCCTAACAAGGATGATTTATTTAGTTTTCTACTTTCTGAAACAATTAAATGGAAAAAAGACTCTTCTAAGGCTAGAAGATACTTTAATAAAATTACTAAACAAAAGGAGCAAAAATGTTAAGAACTAAAAAAGAAAGAAGAAAGATTGTAGGTTTAAACTCTACATTGTCTGACTTCAGAATAAACAAGGACTTACTTGATAGAGCGGGGAGACCAGTCATTACAAAAGAGCAATGGCTTAAAAACGCCTTAGACTCTTATTTGCGAGATATCTTTTTAAAGAAAGGATACTCTATTGGAGCGGTTGATATTTCTATTACAATGTTTCCACGTCGTAACGGAGTATCAAAGACTATTGGAAGATGTTCATATAACAGATTAAAAGAAGACGGAGTATGCACAATCGAGATAGACTATGGAAAGTATGACAATGAAACTGTAATGGGAGTCTTCATTCATGAGCTGATTCATTCTTGTCTTGGTCATGATGTGGGACACGGCTCACAGTTTCGCAAGGCTTGCGATTTGTTAGGCTTGAAAGGTGGCTTTAATGGTAGAAGTGCAACATCTTACACGGCAACAGTACCTGATAATAGTTATGTAAATGCGGACGGCTCTGTTGTTAATACTGGTCGCTTTAATGAAATGTATGGGCATATTTTTAAAGAACTCGGAGACTATCCGCACGGAGAAATCAACGAAGACGGCAAAAGAAAAACGAAAAAAAAGCAAGTGCGGGTAGTATGTCCGCATTGTAATTTCAATGTTATGGCTTCGCATAGGTGGAGCGGGAATGTTTCATGTGGTGCATGTAGCGAGGAATTAGGCGAGATTATTTATTGCTACGAAGACGACACAAGAAACCTAAACAAAAAAACTGGAACAAATGGAGAATAAAAACATGAGTAAATTTTATAAAATAAAAGTAAGTCTTGATGACGGAGCAAAAGATATATATATAAACAAGGACAAAATAACTCGTATTTATACATACGAGGACAAAAAAGAGTCTAAGTTTAAACTAGTAATATATTTAGATTGTAACTATGACGACGAGTCTGGAGAAATCGTTTATTCTAGTAGATACGACAATGAAACAGACTTTATAAAAGAAATAAACAAGCTCACGTTTACATCTTAATAAGTCTTAAACATAAAGGAGAGCGGTCTCAATGGTCGCTCTTTTTTATTACATCTCTGTAATAAAGAACATCAAACATATAAATCGCCGAGAGCCTTCATTTACAACACTTCTAGACAGATATACCTATATAGATAAATACTTTTTAATTACATTTAAATGTCGGTTTAAACTCCGTGATATGCCTTTAAAGACGATACCATGAGCACGCACGCACGGGCTAGAAACAAAATAATATAATGGTTTAAACTCTACAATGTTCCTTTTGTTGATAATGCTCCCTTGCTTTTTAAGGCATGGTTTAAACTTGCTAGCTAATTAGTTTAAACTGGCAAGCCGACGCCCCCCTTTTGCAAATGACTATGCCGTTGTAGTATGGTTCACACATCGTGGGGGAAAAATAAAGGCTAGTTTTTTTTCAAACACTTGCTAAAATAAAAAAAATAACTATAATTAAGGGTGGAAAGCTATGCCTGGTGAAAGACAAAGAGTTGATGTTATATCAAAAAGGCTAACAACCAGGTCAGAAGAAAATAAGCTAGGTTATTATCAACCATACAGATTTCAAAAAACCTTTCATGAGTCTGGAAGAGATGCCAACCAAAGATTATTGATGGCGGCTAATAGGGTCGGAAAATCATTTGTAGGTGCTATGGAAATGGCTATACATTTGACGGGAAATTATCCATCATGGTGGCGGGGCAAAAGATTTAAAAAACCTATAAAAGCATGGGTTTGCGGAGCATCTAATGAAACAACAAGAGATATCTGCCAAAAAGAACTATTTGGGCAACCTGATAATCCTAGAGATAGAGGCAAAGGAAGTATTCCAAAGGACCTCATAGGTGAAACAACGAGAAAGCCTGGTGTGCCTAACGCACATTCCTCCGTGTTAGTAAAACATAGTTCAGGCGGGTGGTCGAGGGTTGCCTTTAAAGCTTACGAAATGGGTGCTGAAAAATTTATGGGGGAAAGTATCGACCTTGTATGGTTAGATGAAGAACCACCACAAGACATATATTCACAATGTATCACTCGTACATTAGACAGAAGAGGACAAGTTTACCTTACATTCACTCCCGAAAACGGAATGACGGAAGTAGTACAGAATTTTACCAACGAGTTAAAGCCTGCACAGGCATTGATTACGGCGGGTTGGGAAGATGCAGAACATCTAACTGACGACATGAAAGAGCAGATTTTAGCTGCCTTACCACCTCATGAGAGAGACATGAGGTCAAAAGGAATCCCTATGATTGGAAGCGGTTTAGTGTTTCCTGTCTCAGAGGACAGCTTGACCTGTGAGCCTTTCTCGATACCCGAACATTTCTCAAGGATAGCAGGTCTTGATTTTGGTTATGACCATCCTACAGCAGTTGTATGGGTTGCTTGGGATAGAGATGAAGACATAGTTTATGTTTATGACACCTACAAAATGTCAAAACAAACGCCTGATTATCATGCTACGCACATTAATCAAAGAGAAGGTAGCCATTATATACCCGTTGCTTTTCCACACGACGGATATCAACACGACAAAGGGTCAGGAATTACATTAGCAGAGCATTATAGGTCAGCTCATGTCAATATGTTGCCGTTTCATTTTGAAAATCCACCCGCATTAGGCGAAAAGAAAGGTGGTAATTCAGTTGAAGCAGGAATAATGGAAATGTTATCAAAAATGGAGCAAGGAAAATTTAAGGTTTTTAATACATGCTATGATTGGTTTGAAGAATTTAGGCTTTATCATAGAAAAGACGGAAAAATTGTAAAAATAAAAGACGATATTATGTCTGCGACTCGATATGCTGTCATGAGTTTAAGATATTCAACAACAGAAACATCAAAATGGAATAAAAAAGGCAGACTAGGTCCTGATGTTGCAATAGTTTAGGAGACAAAAAATGGTAGCAAAAGTAAAAAAAGAAAATATAGTTCCCGCTATAGGCGAAAATTATTCCAAATTATATGATAAAAAAAGCGTTCATAGATTTCATTTTGACAATGAAGCACCTGTTACTTTTGATGATTTAACAGGCATACCTAAATATCTTTATGAAAAAGAATCTAAAGATTCTATGGCAAATACTGTAAAATCAGCAGCACAAAGATTTAAAGAAAGAGTAAGAGTAAAAAAATAATGGTGCAAGAAAAAAAAATGAGCTCAGATGAGATAGTTGCTCATCTAGAAGCAGAAATACAACAAGCAACAGGATATATGAACAGCGAACTCTCTAACCAAAGAGAAGATTCTATGAAATATTATCTTGGAGAAAAGTTTGGAAACGAAATTGATGGACGTTCCGAAATTGTAACAACTGATGTTAGAGATACAATCGAATATATTATGCCTAGTCTTATGCGTATTTTTACAACGCACGACAATATAGCTGAATTTGAGCCACAAGGACCTGAAGACGTGCAAATGGCAGAAGAGGCTACTAATTATGTCAATTATGTATTTAATCGTCAAAATAACGGGTTTAAGGTCCTTTATGACGTTTTTAAAGATGCTTTAATAAGCAAAACAGGAATTATTAAGCATTATTGGGAAGAAAAGGAAGAAACCAAAAAAGAAACCTATACAAACTTAACAGAAACAGAATATCAGTCTATTTTAGCTAATGATGAGCTTGAAGTTATAGAACATACAGAAACTGTAACGCAAGAAGCGGTGCTTGATGATACAGGTGCTGAAATATCACCTAAAATGGTATCTCATGATGTTAAAGTGCAATATACAAAAAAAGAAGGACAAGTAAAAATTACAAGTGTTCCTCCTGAAGAATTTTTAGTTTCAAGAAGAGCAACTTCATTAGAAGATGCCTCTTTTGTATGTCATAGAGTAAAAAAATCACTTAGTGATTTAATTTTAGAGGGATATGACCCTAAAATTATAGAAGAATTACCATCTTATGCTCAATCACAAGCAGAATATAATGAAGAAAGGTTAGCAAGATTTAGCTTTGATGATGACTCTGTTCCTCCTAACGATGGTGAAGGAGCTACAAAACAAGTTTGGATAGACGAATGTTATATCAATATTGATTTAGATGGAGATGGTATAGCTGAACTTAGAAAAATCACAAAAGGCGGAAACTATATACTCGATAATGTAGAAATTGATATGATACCTTTTTCTACTATTTGTCCTTTACCTATTCCGCATAAATTTTATGGCATGAGTATTGCTGATACTGTAAAAGATATACAGCTAATTAAGTCTACTATTATGCGTAATTTGTTAGATAACATGTATCTAACTAACAATGCGAGATACGCAGTTTTAGCAGGACAGGTAGAGTTAGATGATTTGCTTACATCGAGACCAGGCGGAATTGTAAGAACAAGAGCACCTGGAGCTGTAACTCCACTTCCGACACCTCAAATACAACCTTACGCATTTCAAATGGTTCAGTATTTAGATGGGATTAGAGAAGAAAGAAGTGGCGTATCTAAAATGAGTCAAGGTCTTAATCCTGATGTACTAACATCTCATGTAACATCAGGTGCAATATCAGCAGCTACAGAGTCTGCAATGCAAAGAGTTGAGTTAATAGCAAGAATGTTTGCCGAAACAGGCATTAAAGACTTGTTTAGGAATATCTATAGTCTTGTGCAAAAGTATGAAGATAGACAAAAAATGTTTTATTTAAATGGTAAGTTTACACCTATAGATGTTTCAAGATGGAGAGAAAAATTAAATTGTATAGTCAAAGTTGGAGTTGGCAGCGGAAATCAAATGTCTAAAATGCAAACAATGACTTCGATTATGCAAATTATGGGAACTTTAATACAAAATGGCGGGTTGAACAGAATAGTAACAGAAAAAAATATATTTAATGCTACGTCTGAGTTTATCAATTTAGCGGGTTATAAAAATCCATCAGAATTTATATCTAATCCTGATATGATGCCACCTCCGCAACCGCCACAACCATCAATAGATGAAAAAATACAAACACAAAAATCTCAAGTACAGTTACAAAAACTACAAGCAGATGCACAGCTTGCAACAGCAGAGTTGCAACTAAAACAAGAGATGGCTGCAATAGAATTAGCTATTAAACAACAAGAATTAGAAATCAAAAAACAACAACTAGAGATTAACAAAGCAGAACTTACTTTAGAGGCAGTACAAAACAGACCTGTTGGTATAGGACCTACATAATGGGAATCTTTGAGCGTAGAAGAAAAATATCTAATAAGATAAAAATGTTACGCAGAGAAGGAAAAACTCAAAAAGAAGCTGTCGCTATTGCTCTTTCTATGTTTCCTAAGAAAAAAACATGAAAGATAATAACGAATTAAATATCGAGATAGAGTTAATCAAAAAAGATATACACGATATTAAGAACAATCATTTACGACATATTGAAAGAGATATGACAGAAGTTAAAATAGAAGTATTTAGATTTAAGTACATTGTTTATGGAGCTTTAATTGTATTTGCTTTTTTAAGCGATAATGTTCAGAAATTATTAAACTTAATGTAGGAGATAACTATGTACGGACCAATGAAGACTAAGAAAAAAAAGAAAAAATCTAAAAAGAAAAAAAAGATGGGTAAATGCTAATGGCTAAAGGAACTAAACATTATTTCAAGACTGGTAAAGAATATAAAGGCAATGTGCATAAAATGCCTAATGGTCAAATACATACAGGAAAAACACATGGCAAGACTTCGAAGCAGGTTGTGCATTTTAAAGACTTGTCAGAAAGAGCAAAAAAGGTAGCTAAAAAATCATGAAAAAAAAGAAAAAAAAGTTTCCTGACCTAAACAAAGATGGAAAAATTACTAAAGCTGATATATTAATTGGAAGAAAAGTTATTAAAAAAACCAAAAAAAGGAAAAAATAATGCCTAAGTTATGTGCAAAAGGAAAAGCAGCTGCTAAAAGAAAATTTAAAGTTTACCCTAGTGCTTACGCTAATATGTACGCATCAGGAGTTTGTTCAGGCAGAATAAAACCTGGAGGAAAAAAGAAACGTGGCAAAAAAAGGTCTTAGAGAATGGGTAAAAGAAAAATGGGTAGATATAGGAGCTCCTAAAAAAGACGGAAAATATCAACCATGCGGAAGAGCAAAAGGTTCTAAACGTGCTTATCCAAAATGTGTTCCTTTAGCAAAAGCTAAAAGAATGACAGCAGCACAAAAAGCATCTGCTGTCTCTCGTAAAAGAGCAAAGCCGCAAGGCGTAGGAGGTAAACCAACTAATGTCTCAACATTCAAAAAAAGAAGAAGGAAAGCATAGGTCAGAGTTCTTTTCTAAAAGATTAGATTACTACGATTCAAAAGGGCATACTAACTTAGAGTCAATAATATTAGCTCATAGAGACTTAGCAAAAGAATTTAAACAAAAAAATCCAACTTTAGAAACCCCTAAACCGATTTGAAACCAAACGATTTACAAACATTTATGTTAAAAAACCGACTTTCTGTCGAAGATTTATTCAGGAGAACTGGGCATAAGCCCAATGACATTCGTGGATATCTTAAAGGCAAAAAGAAGATACCTGAGTATTGGACTGAGGAATCTTTATTAAATAAAATATAACACAAAGATTAACTATACCTGCAAAGCAGATAGAATCTAGGAGATAAAATGTCTAAAGAAAAACAAATACAAGAAGGACAAGAAGCGTCTATGTTATTGGAAAATCCAATCATAACAAATGCTTTTAATGTAATCTTGAACGAAGGATATCAAAAATGGATATCAACAAAACCTGAAGATAAAGATGAAAGAGAAACTCTTTATCACTCACAAATAGCTTGTTTAAAATTTAAACAAGTGTTAGTAAATACGATGGAAAACGGAAAAATTCTAGAAGAAGAAAGAAAAGGAGGAAATAATGGCTAAAATTAACAAACCTGTTCCTCAAGATAATATACCTGTGCAAGAAAGCACACATAAAGGGATTCCAGTTACTGATGTTGCATCAGCACAAAGAGAACTTCTTAGACAGATGGAAAATTCGAATGAATCAACTCCTGAAGTTGAAGAAGAAGCAGAAACACAAGATGTTGTTTCTGAGCAGGCTACGGAAGAAGCCCAATCAGTTGAAACAGAAACAGAAAACTCTGATGAGCTTACTGTTGATGATTTAGTTGAGGATAATCAAGAAGAAGTAAATGAGACACCTAGTACATATACTATCAGAGTTGATGGTAAGGATGTAGAGGTTACGCTCGATGAGCTAAAGAATGGTTATAGTAGACAAGCTGATTACACACGAAAAAGTCAAGTATTGGCAGAGCAACGCAAAAGAATAGACGAAGAACTAGCTGCGACTCAACAAGAAAGACAGCAATACTTATCACAACTTCAACAATTACAGACACAGGGTCAGTCAGAATTACAAAAATATCAAGATACTGACTGGAGTAAACTGAAGCAAGAAGACCCAATGGAATACATGACACAGCGAGACGCTTATCGTGAATTACAAGAAAGTCAAAGAGAAATCCAAATGAAACAAACGGAACTCTATAATAAACAACAGCAAGAACAACTTAAACAGTTCGAACAGAATAAAAGACAAAACTTTGATGACTTAGTTAAAAGGATTCCTGAATGGGCAGATGCTGAAAAAGGACCAAAACTAAAATTACAAATCAAAGAATATGCGGTGTCAAAAGGCTTCACAGCAGAAGAACTTGGTACATTAATAGATTCTAGAAGTATTGATGTATTACACAAAGCAATGAAATATGAAAATCTTTTAAAATCTAAAATTGAACATAAAAAAACAAAAGTTGTTCCTAAAGTTACAAAACCTGGCACAGGAACTAATAAAGCTGATGTAAGTAGTGAAAGAGTAAAGCAACAAAAGAGCAGACTAAAAAGAACAGGCAAGGTAGATGATGCTGCCAAATTGCTTGAGTCTTTGATGTCTTAATACTAACTTTTTAACACAGAGGTGTAATTCAAATGGCACAATTAACAAATACGTTTGAAACTTATGATGCTGTGGGAAACAGAGAAGATTTGCAGAATATTATTTATAATATTACTCCAACTGATACTCCATTTATGTCAAGTATTGGTACAGGAACTGCAACATTCACTAAACATGAATGGCAAAC